TGCCGTCGTGAGCGAACCCAAGACCACCAAGGCCGCGGCGAGCATCCGGAGACGCATAGCGGACATGCTCCTCAATCGGCAGGCTACCCACATCGAGCACAAGCCTTCCGACCCCAAGTCCGAAAGGGAACCCGAATCCGTTCCACAGGCACCGGCAATTCGCAATATGAAACTTTTCGCCGCTTGGCGGCAGAAAGGAGAATGAACCGAATGGTAAATCTCGACATGCTCAAACACCAGAAAGCCACAGTCTTGAACAAGATCGTTGACGCCATTAGGGCCGATGATGAGGCGGCTTTCCAGAAGGCCTTCGAGGAATACTCCGAGGTCATAGAGCAAGCCGTCCTCGCCGAGGCCAAAGGACTCGTGAAAGCCAACGACAACCAGATCCTCCTCGGGCGTGGAGTGAGAGTCCTGACCTCGGAGGAAAGGGATTATTACCAGAAGCTCGCTGGGGCTATGCGTTCACCCGATCCGAAGCAGGCGCTGGCCAACTTCAACGTGGTTCTCCCCGAGACCATCATCAACTCCATTTTCGAGGACATCACCGAGGAGCACCCGCTGCTTAGGGAAATCCGCTTTGAAAACGCCGGGGCGCTTATTAGGTGGATCTACAGCAACACCGGTGGGCGCTTCCTCGCGCAGTGGGGTCCCCTTTGCGGAGATATAGTGAAGGAGCTGTCCGCCAGTTTCGACCGGCTCGACCTGGAGCAGACCAAGCTCTCCGCCTTCATCCCCGTCTGCAAGGCCATGCTCGACCTTGGCCCCGAGTGGCTTGACAGGTATGTCAGGACCATCCTTGCCGAGGCTATTGCTAACGGACTCGAAATGGGCATCGTCAGCGGTCGTGGCGTCGCTCCCGGCGCAGCAAATCCTGCACAGCGGATCTATGAGCCCATCGGCATGGACCGCGACCTGTCCCAGTATGACCAGGTGCTCGGTTACTCCAAGAAGGTTCCCATCCAGGTCGAAGACTTCGAGCCCGCGACATATGGACAGCTTCTCGCGCAACTTGCGACGAACCGCAACAATCTATACAGGCGGATAACCAGGGTAATCCTCGTGGTTAACCCCGCGACCTACTTCAACAAGGTCATGCCCGCCACGACAGCTCGTGTCCTCGACGGCACTTTCAACCGTGATGTGTTCCCCTTCCCGACCACGGTTATTCAGAGCGCCTGGGTAAACGAGGGAGAGGGCATCATCGGCATTGGGCGCAACTACCTCATGGCTATGGGCATCGGCCAGGGCGGAAGGGTCGAATACTCCGACGAGTACAGATTCCTTGAGGACGAGAGGGTATACCTCACCAAGTTCTACGGCTTCGGACGGCCTGTAGACAACAACTCGTTCCTCGTACTCGACCTGTCGGATCTCAAGCCATACGTGCCTAAAGTGGCGGTCGTGGAGAGGACCCCGGAGGCCCCGGAGGCCCCGGAGGCGTCAGTAAATGGCTAAGAGCAAGAACATGAAGGTTCTGGTTCTTAGGACATTCAGAGACAAGCATACCAAGTCCCTGCACAAAGCGGGGACTTGTCTCACTATGAGCCGCAAGAGGTACGAGGAGATAAACTCCGCCGGATATGGCCAACTCGTTCAACAGATTGCGGAGGAGTCTACGGAAAAGGCCGAAGGGTAGGTGATACGCCATGCTACAAGTTATCAAGGATGTGCTGAAGATAACGTGGGACGATGATGACACGCGCATCCTGGAGAGCATCGAGAACGGCAAGGCGTATCTCCAAGCATACACTGGCACGACATTGGACTTCGAGAGACCCGGCCTAGCCCGCGATTTACTCATCAACTTCTGCCGCCTCGACTACAACAACGCCCGCGAGTACTTCCCGAAACTTTTCGACGAGGACTTGCAGGCGCTAAAGTGGCAGGAGGCTGTAAAGGACTGGGAGGCAAAGCAAGATGCTGAGAACCCCGAATGAGATCCAGCGGGACCTGGGCCGGGTCCTCCGCCGCAAAGTCACAATCCAGAAGAAAGTCACCGAGCGGGACCAGTACGGAAACGTCAAGACCCGGTGGGAAGACTGGAAGACCGTATGGGCTGAGCGCGAGAGCCTNTTTGGCCGTGATTACTTCGCAGCCCTGGCGGTAGGAGAAGAGCAGACGGTTCAATTCGTAGTCCGATACGCACGTTTCCTCGAAGAGATGCACACCGATACCCATAGGCTTGTCTACGAAGACGAGATCTACAACATCAGGCAGATCGACTACATGCGGGATGACGGCATGTGGATGAAAATCCGGGCCATAAGGGGGGGCTGATGCTATGGCTGACCTCAAGGTCCGCGTGAAGGTCGAGGGCGGAGACAAGATAGCTCGCAAGCTCCAGATGATCGCCGAGGAATACGCCAAGAAGCACATGAGAGAATGTGCGCTCCAGGCAGCCGAGGTCATCAGGAAAGAGACGGTCAGGAGACTTGGAGACAGCAACATGAGGCCCCGCGTCCGAACCGGCACTCTGAGAGACAACATCGAGAAGGAAGTCCGCAAGCAGACTAACGCACGTGTGGAAATCCGTGTCGGCCCTGGAAAAGAAGCCTGGTATGGAGATTTCGTCGAGAGGGGACATGCGCTTGTAAAACCCAGCGAAGTAAAGACGGCACGAAGACTCAGGCGCTCCGCCCGTAAGCTCGGTGAGCAATTCACATGGCNCAAGATGGTCCAACCCTATCCCTTCTTGCGTCCGGCTTTCGAGGAAAAGCAGGATGAGGCGACGGAGGTGTTTGAACGCGAGATTAGAAAGAGGTTGCGCCTATGGTAGAACCGAGAGAAGCGTTGTTTGCTCTCCTCTACAATGATGATGCAGTGCGAAATTCGGTTACAGACATCGTTCATGGACGAAGACCGACAGATGCTCAATTGCCGGTCCTGGTCATTTGGCCCACGATTAGCAACGTCCCAGAAAGAGACTTGAATGGCCCCGCCTTCTGGCGGGCGAGGTTGCAGGTGACGGTTGTCGCCCATGAACAGGAACAGGCGGAGATCGCCAAAGAAGCCGTCATAAACTGCGTGGACGGCTTTTCAGGCGATATGTATGGGCTACCGGTTATAGAGGCTTCGCTCATCAGCGATGAGCAGGTCATGCAGGATGACGAGGTCGTCTTCCACCACATTGACTTCTACATCAGGTACAAGAAATCTGCGTAAGGAGTGATTCTAATGGCGGAAATCACCGGTCTGAGGGCTAGGTTCTATCGCGAAACGCCCGAAGGCGTTTTCGAGGAAATTACACAGGTTGCTAATATCACGCCTCCACAGCCTGAGAGAGAGGTTGTGGATGTCGAGGAGCTTGCTCCCGAAGGCGATGTTCTCAAGAAACTTCCTGGCGCAATAGATGCGGGCCAAGTGACCGTCACCCTCAACTTCGATTCCAAGAATACTAAGCATATCCTCCTGCATCAGGACTTCAGACAGAGTTCCATCAACCGCTACCGCATAAAATTTCAGGACGGCTTTGGCTGGACTTTCTNCGCTTTCTGCAGCGCATATCAAATGCAGGAGATTGAGTCTGGAAGCGTCATACAAGTCCAAGTGACACTGGTTCTGGTTGGCGACTACGACTTCGACGAAATAGAGGATGGTGAGTAAGGTGAAGATACTTACCAGGGATGATATTCTCCAGGTTCAAGACCTCCCGAAAGAACTCGTCGAAGTCCCCGAGTGGGACGGCGCCGTCTATGTGAGGGGCCTGACAGGCGCGGAGAGAGATGCGCTAGAGGCGTCCATCGTTGAGCAGCGCGGCAGGTCAACTAGGATGAATCTCATGAACCTACGCGCCAAGCTTGTCGCCATGTCTGTCGTTGATGAGGAAGGGAACCGCCTGTTTAGCGATGCGGATGTGGAGAAGCTTGGCCAGAAATCCGCGGCAGCCCTTAACCGCATCTTCGAGGTTGCTCAAAGGCTGTCTGGTCTAACCTCTGAGGATGTCGAGGAACTGACAAAAAACTCCTAAAGCGTCCAGAGCGCAGGTTCTACTTTCGCCTGGCTCTGGCGCTTGGCATGACAGTCAATGAACTCCTTTCGCGCATCAGTTCTCGCGAACTCACCGAATGGATGGCGTTCTTCTCTATGGAACCGTGGGGCACGGAGGTCGAGGACTGGAGAGCGGCGCTTGTAACCTCTGCCATCTACAATGTGAACCGTGACCCAAAGAAGCACAGGAAGCCCTTCGAGCCGAAGGACTTTATGCCCAATCGGCAATCCATAGAGACGCAGGAGCAATCCGGTGATGAGCAGCGGGCAATTGTGGAGATGTGGAAGCGGTATCTTTCTGGCGAATCAACACAGTCTCGTTAACGCCCCGGCTTCCACTTGTGTCCGCAGGAATGGCAGACTAGTTCCACTGCGCCCATTCAAGCAAGGGGCCGCCTAGAACGCGGCCCCCGTGTTAAACCCGGCTTTGTGTGCCGAAACCTGCACTGTTATCTTACAAGGACGTGAAGGTCAATGCCAACAGTAGGTAGGCTTGCCATTGTCTTGACCGCATCCTCGACGGATTTTGAACGCACTATGGGCAAGGCTGCCCGTGCCGTTAAGTCCACGGAGAAAGAATTTCAGCAATCCGCCAGGCGGATGGAGAGCATAGGCAAGAAATGGATGTTCGGCATCACCACGCCGATTATTATCGGGCTTACTGCCGTTAGCAAAGCGGCAATAGACTGGCAAGACACCTTTGCCAACGTCGAGAAGATTGTAGGTGGTACAGCCGAGGAATTAATGGCCCTCGATAAGAGCCTGCGCAACATAGCCTCACGCATTCCGAAAACCCACAAAGAGCTTGCCAACATAGCCGCCATTGGAGCCAGGTTCGGTATCACCATAGATAATTTGGTTGGGTTTACTGAGACTATGGCCAAATTCGGTGATGTGGCAGAGGTGGAACTTGACAAAGCCGCCATGAGCATCGGCAGGCTCGATGCGATCATGCAGTCTGGCGGTAATCAGTGGGAACGCTACGGTTCCACAATTAAGGCTGTAGGAGACGCACTCGCCGCCACAGAGCAAGACATCCTTGATATGGCGGAGCAGACTGCAGGTGTAGCCAAACTGGCAGGTATGACCGAGGCTCAACTGATAGGTATCGCCGGTGCTTTTGCCGGTTTAGGTGTGAGGGCGCAGGTAGGCGGTACTGCGATAAGCAAAATGGTTGCAAAGATGGTTGAATCCGTTGCTATGGGGAATGAAAACCTTACCATCTTCGCTCAAATTGCTGGTATGACGTCGGGAGATTTTGCGAAGCTCTGGCGCGAGGATGCGGGAGAAGCGTTCACCCGATTTGTCGAAGGGCTGGGCAAGACGGGTGATTACGCTTTTGCCGTGCTCCGCAAACTCGGCCTTTCTGACCAAAGGCTTGTCAGGGCGTTTATGAATATCTCCCAGGCTGGCGACCATTTGCGGAACACTGTGGCACTCGCTACGAAGACCTGGGAAGATGGTACACTCCTTGCCGAACGGGCTGAGAAGCGTTACAGCACCATTGCAAAGAGATTCCAGGTCATAGGAAACCGCCTAAAGAATTCGGTTATCAGAATTGGAGAAACCCTGTTCCCGCTCATTGAACGCGTCGTGGGATTTGGCGAGAAGTTAGCAGAGGCACTAAGTAGAGCGGCAGAGGGTTGGGCTAAATTACCTCCCACTGTCAGGAGCACCGTGGTCAATTTGCTCCTCGTAGTGGCTGCCATTGGTCCGCTTATATATGGTTTAGGGCTGATTAACCGCACCATAGCCGGTGTTATCGGAGCTGTTGGGACGCTCCTATCCTTCGCGGGCAACGCCGTGTTCGCTTTCAACGCATGGCGTGGTGGGGCTGCGACTCTGGGCGAGGCTCTTGCTTATCTCGCGGGAGGAAAGATAAAGCTAGTCATCCTGGCCATTTCGGTCCTCATCGTGGTTACACTCTTACTTCTCGCCAACTGGGAAAAGCTAAAGGCCATTAGCGTTCGCGTATGGGGTACCATTAGCGCCACCGTGCTCTACGCCGCCAGCCTCATAACCCGTAGTATTGGGTTTATCCTCGGAAGTCTTTCTACTGTGGCACCATCGCTTCGTGGGCCCGCGCAGGCGGTATCCGAGTGGTCAAATAGCCTCAAGCAGGCTGCGCAAAGCGCTTGGAGGGCTTCGGTGCCCGCTTCTAGTGCTGTGGACACGATTGTGGAGTCCAGCGAGAACTTGGCACAATCTGGCAAGAAGGCTGCCGAAGCGCAGGAAGAGTTCGCCAAAGGCATCATTGACGCAGGACAAGCCGTAAAGAGAAACCTCCAGTCGTTTGACGAGGTTCATATTCTCCAAGACGAGATGTCGGACATGCCGGAGTTTGATTTCGGTTTGGGCGACTTTGAGGACTTCGCTGTGCCGACGATACCCACGGCGTTTACTAATATAGCAGGCATTATTGCCGAGGCGGGTGAGAACCTGGGGCGTGGCATAGAAACCATTAACAACGGTATTACAAGTCTCCAGGAGCGCTTCCCGCTGCTGATGACCGTTGTCGAAAGATTCAGTGCTGCTGGTAAGTGGGTTAAAGACAATTGGGATACCGTTGGTCCAATCCTGGAAATCGTCGCTGGCGCCGCGCTTGCGGTTGGCACGGGATTCCTCGTAGCAACAAATCCCGTCGCTAGATTCCTAGCCGTAGCCTCACTTGTCGCTGCCGCGGCTACCTTGATCATCGCTAACTGGGATACTATCGGGCCTTGGTTCGCGGCGCTATGGGAGAGCATTTGGGCGGTTGCTATCCCCATATGGAATGCCATAAAGTCCTTCCTGTCCGAGACGTGGACCGCCATTGCAGAGACGGCAAAGGTGATATGGTCTGACCTAAAGACTTTCTGGGCGAACTGGGGCGATACCATCCTTGCCATGTTAAGCGGAATATGGCGGCAGATAGGCATCGTCATCGAGACCGCCATAAACCTTGTCAAGGACATCATTGGCTTCGTCCTCGCCGTCATCCGAGGTGACTGGAGCGACGCTTGGGGTTACGTCATGGACATAGCTATCACGGNGTGGACTTTCATAGTCAACACATGGCAGAACCTCGTCCAGACTGCAGGTGAGGTATGGGGCACAATCAGGGAGAAAATAATCGACCCGATGCTTAAAGCCTACAACTGGCTTAAGGAAAAATGGGGTGGCATTTGTGAGTGGTTGGGCGAGACATGGAAGACTATTGAGGAAACAGCAGGTAAGGTGTGGCGTGGCATCGCCAACACCGTAATACGCTTCGTGAACGGCATCATTGACGCTATCAACGCAATGATAAGGGGACTGAACAAAATCAGCATCTCGATCCCTGACTGGGTGCCAATACTTGGCGGTAAGA